CGCCAAGTCCTTGATGTGGACCATGTCGGAGGCTCGCTTCGCCATCTCGGAGCGGAAGTCTAGGCCGCGCTGGGCGTAGAGTTCGGACATGGAGAGCAGACCCATCTCGACGTCGGCCCGGTCATTCGCGGCTTCACGGCCGGCGTCGACGGTCACGCTCTTCGGGGTCGTCCAGGAGACTTGGTTCCACTGCGGGTCGTCGGGGAGTTCGCCGGCGGCGATGCCCTGCCCGATGATGTAGCCCCAAGTCGGGACGCAAAAGTTCTCGATGATGATGCTCTGATACTTGCCGAACACGCGTCCAGCCTTGGCGGTGATCAGACGGACGGTAGCGCCGCCGAGCTTGGAAGAGTCGCTGACGAACTCGTAAGGCAGCACGCCCATGCTGATGTCACGCTCGAGGGCGGACAGGAAGCCGGTGAAGGTGGCGTTCGGGCGGTTGCTCTGGAAGGACGTCATGTCCTCCCCAGGCTCAAGGGCGATGAGTTTGCCGCCCATCGTGTTGGCGAGGTTGGCGTAGGAGCCGTTGACGACCGCGCCGAGTTCGCCGGCCATGTCGCCGTCCAAGACTCCGCCGTTCTTCTTGATGATGCGGGTGACGTCGCCGTTGTCCTTCACGGCCTGCTTCTCGAGGGCGAGGATTTCCATCTCGTCCTGGATGGAGTTGATGGAGTGCTGGAGCAGGGGGACGCCACGGGCGCCGCTCGCATACTCCTGGTCGACGACCATCATCATGGACTGAGCCAGAATCTGGCGGGACGAGCCGTCCGAGCGGTAGATGTTTACGGCGATGTATTCGCCATACGGACCGAACTGGATGCCGTCGTGCATACCTTCGGGCACCTTGCCCTCCAGAGGGTCGCCGACGCGGTGGGCTTCCATCAGCTGAATCTTGGCCTCGCCGGCGCCGTTACGGACCTTGGCGGCGAAGGAGTCACCGTCACGGATCATGCCGCGCAGGAGGATGGACTGGGCCTGATAAAACGAGAAGCGGTTCGTGATGTCGATGCGCTTGGCCTTCTCCGCGAAGTAAGCCTCGTAGCGTTCCTGCATCTCCGGGGTGCTCGCGTGGGACTGAGGCTTGATGCCGTCGCCCACGGTGTAGAGGCACATATCCGCGAGGATCTGCTTGAACAGGCCTGAGTTGCGCTCCGCCCAGCGGCACTTCCGCATCATCGTCAGGCGGTCGTAGGGCGTCAGGTCGCGGCGAAGGTCACGCGGTTCAGCGCCGTAGGCCGAACGGCGGGCACGCGTCACGCCAATGCTCTGCCAGTCGCCGTAGGAAGCCTGCGGCTGAGGGGCGGCAGGCGTGGCCTTCGGCTGCTTGGGACGCAGGCTGACGGTCTTAATCTTCTTGCGGATGGCCATAGAAAGTTAGTCCTGACGGTTCTGCCAGTCCGTGGAAATCATCGTGATGCGACGACCGTAGGTGGCAGGGTCCAGACGGCTGAGGGCATATAGGCTCTCGGCCAACATTTCCTTGGCAGGAAGAACCATCTGACGGCTGGCGCTCGAACCGGAATCACTGTAACTCATGAGAGTTTTTCCCTCGGTAATGAGGGCGACAGCCTTCTCCTTGATCGCAAGGAGTTCGCATTCCGTGAGGCCGATGAATAGTCCTTGAGCCATTTAGTTATGCCCCGAATGGAAGGAAGAGAGGGGGTACGACGCCCAGCCCACGCCATGAGTCTCTTCCTCCCACGACACTAAACGCCGTACCCTTGCAGATAGGTTGCCCGGGCTCATGCGGAAGGCAAGTCGGTTTCGGCAGTTTCCCGACCAGCGATTCCCCAGCGGACGGCGGCGAGCAGCGCAAGGATTTCACAGTCGAGGGCGTGGTTGTCCTTCTTGCCCTGGGGGAGTATCCACTGGGGCTTGCCCGTCCGGCGGTCCTTGATGCGGACTTCGGCGTTCAGCTGCTCGGGGTAGTCTGTCCCCGCGTCGAGCGAGTAGGTCCAGACGCGGCGAGCCCGCAGCCCGTGGAGCAAATCCTTGCCGGCGGTGGCAGAGTGCACGATCAGGGTCGCCCTCTGCGGGATGCCAGGGACGACGATGGACTGCTTCTCGGAATAGAAGCGGCGGGTCGTCTGGCCGTCCTTGGAAGTGACCGCGAAGTCGTCGGAGCCGGAGCCCTTGGCCGTCTTCCAGTTGCGCTTGGCTGTCTCGCGGTAGACCTCCTGGGTATTGTCGCCGGAGTCGACGAGCACCAGCGCCTGATGGACGCCGTGCTGCTTGGCGTAAGCCTCGACGTTGCCCCAAGAGTCGATGCGGGCGAAGGCCATCAGTCGGCTATGCCCGGTCTTCGACCAGCGGCGGACGACCACCCAGAAGTGACCGCGCTGCACGTCGACGCCCATCGTGCGGAAAGGGATGCTCCCGGTCGGTGCGCCCTCGCGGTCGACCACCTTGGCCTTCGGGGTGATCACGGCCTCCGCGTCCCAGTCGTCGGTCATCTTGTAGTTGGCGGCCTCGGCCAGCGATACCATCTCCCCGCCCTCTTCGCTCCAGGGCAGAGCCAGTCGCTTCTGCTTGAAGATGCGTCGCGGTTCCTCGTCGCCATACTCGTCCGCCGATGCCTTAGCCTTGAGCATCAGGACGCCCAGCTCGCCCCAGCTCATCGAGGCCAGCGAGTTCCAATGCAGGCCGATGTGCCCGGAGTTAGACGAGGTGGCCGTGGCTACAAACGCACCACGCGCATTAGCCTCGAGGCGGGAAGCGTTCGTGTCGGGCAGGTGCGTCCGACAGCCCGCGCACTCGTAGGTCGTGCCGACGCTGACCTTGTGCAAGTCCCATGTGCCGGTCGCCTTCGCGTCCTCGGGGAACCTGATCTGTTCCCACAGCCAGGGCTGAAGGTGGTCGCACTTCGGGCACCTCATGTTCCAGTCACGCTGGTCGGTGCCTTCGTGCAGCTGATGGAACTCCTGCCCGGCCGACCCGCCCTGCGACATGAACACCCGCTTGCCCATCCAGCCAAACGCCGTCACGCGCGCGCTCGCTTCGGCCAAGTGTCCGGGCGGCGCCATCCAGCACTCGTCGGCGATGACGTAGCGCAAGGACAGGCGCTGAAGGTTCGCCTCGTTCCAGATGCCGCGACAGTAGAGCGTCATGCGGTCGAAGTCCGCGGTCGTCGAGCGGTCGAGGTCTTCGAGGGAGAGACGTGCCTTGACGGGCGGACAGTTGTTCCAGACCGGGCGGAGGTAACGCAGGGCGAAGTCTTTGGCCTCGGGGTCGGTTGCCTGCAAGAGCATCGTCGGCCCTGGAGCGTTGGCGATGATGTGGCAGGTGAGCAGGCGTGCGAAGAGCGACTTGCCCGACTGGATGCTGGCGAGGACGGTGAGCAGACGCGTCTCGGGGTCGGCGGCGATGCGCAGCGCTTCCGCGATCCACGGAGTGCGGTCGGAGCGGAACGGCCCGGGCATCGGCGAGTCGGGGATGGCGTGGACGTTGTCCTCGAGCCACTCGACCACATCGCCCGAGTCGGACGGACGCAGGACTTCCCGACCGATGCGGAGCAGGTCAGCCTTGTTCATCTTGCGAGAGTTCGGCCTTCACCCGACGCACCCAAGCCTCGAGCACCTTGACCGCCTTGGCCGGGTTCTCCGGGTTGCACGACTCCGCCACGTCGAGGGCGAGTTTGTCGAGGCGGTTGACCATCGTCGCCGCCAGTTCGCGCATGGCTTCGCCGGCTTCCTTCGAGCTGATGTAGTCCTTAGCCAGGATAAGCCGACGCTCCTGCTCTTCCTCGAGCGCGACGAGCGTCTTCAGTGATTGGTTGTAGGCGGTCTGGTACTTCCCCTGGTTGGGGTCGCCCCCTTCCATCGCGGCCTGCCAGACTCCACGCGCCCGACCGACCAAGGTGCGGTGTTCGCCGATCGTATCGGCCAGCGTGCCGTCGTCGAGCTGAGCCGGTGCGGCCTTCGGGGCTTGCGCACGTTGCACCGATGCCCGGGTCTCGCGCCATGACTTTGCCGCGTCGATTGAGTCGGTCGGCATCCCTTCCTTGCGTAGCACCGAGATGCGCTGCGCCGTCACGCCCAGGGCCAAACCCAGTTCTGAGTTAGTCAGGCTTTTGGGCATGTTTGCAAAACCCCTTGTTTCTGCTCATCGGCTCTGTGAAAAAGAGCCGTGGTGTCGGGCCA